AGATTTGGGAATTGACACGACGCACTCGGATTTCACTTCGGTCTGGGCGAAAGAGACATTTGAAGAGAGAAGCAGTAATACTCCAACAGCTGCTAATTCTGCACGCATCCTTACCTCCCTTGGTGTGGCGTGCAAACGGTACACCCAGAGTTGCTATCGTGGATACGAGACCGCATACGCGTTCTGCGCCATGCTGTCGCATTTATGGCAGCCAACCTGTCCAATAGCAGAGCGTCTTTGCGACCGGTTATCCCCACTCTGTTTCGCGAGAATTGCGTAAGCGTGTAGCGAGCATGCCGTATCATTGAGGCATGAAGGGAAAGCGGCAGAGCGATAGCCAGAAGCGATTCGCATTTGCGTCGCGCCTCTTTGCTGAGGAAGCATCCTCAGAAATTCCGTCGGAGATCCAAGTCTTACCGTGCGGCGAGTGGAATCACGCGTCTTACGGGCCGATGAAGATCGCTCCGGCCGACATCGCGGAGATGAAAAAGAACTTCGACGACGGTGTACGCCTCGACGTGCCCATTACTGCCGGACACGATAACGGCATGAGTGGCGGCGAGCTTCCTGCGGTGGCTTGGTTCACCGAGCTCATCGACAAGGGATATGAGGGTTTGTGGGCGAAGGTTCAGTTCAACGAGAGGGGCAAGGCGCACCTCTTAGGCCGCGAGTTCAAATACTTTTCGGCCGAGTTCTTCGCAACCTACAGCAACCCCACTGACGGTCACGTTTACAAAAACGTCTTGTCGGGCGGTGCACTCACAAACAATCCGTTCTTCAAGGAAATGCAGCCAGTCGCCGCGTTCAGCGAAAAGGGGATTTTTAGTCACGATTTTAATAACGAACAGAACGATATGTTGATACTCGAAAATGTTGTGAAGATGTCGCTCTCCGAGATGACACAGGAACACAAGGATTTCCTGATCGCCAATAAGGCGCAGCTCACCGCAGAACAGAAGGTCGCGTTTAAGGAGATCGTAGGCGAGGATGCGCCAGCTCCTACAGCACCCGTCGCACCAGTGGAAACACCGGTTGCAACAAACGAAGTGAAGATAAGTGCATCCGAGTTTGCGCAGCTTCAGAACGACGCAAAGCGAGGTCGCGAGGCAGCGGAGCAGCTCGAGGCATCGGAACAGGCTGCTATTGTAAGCTCGCTTATGGCATCTCAGACAAACGCAGCCGGCCGTTTCGCGGAGGCACAGCGTGCAAGCGTTGAGACGTTTGTAAAAACTCTCACAGCTGCACAGCGCAATACCTTCGCAGAGATCGTAAAGGCCATTCCAAGCAATCTCACCTTTGGTGAAATTGGCGACGGCGGCAGTCCCACAAACGATGCGCAAGCAATCGCGGACAAGATCGACACCGAGGTTAAGGCCGTAATGGCCTCTGACAAGAACCTCTCGCAGCTTGAAGCGATGAACCGCGTCTTTGCAGAAAAGCCAGATCTCAAGAAGCAGTACGACGCTTCATTGCGCGCGTAATTACAGGATAATTCATTCAACCATTTATGACTGTTGAACTCGTAGGGAAAAGCATTCGCTCGGCAGAAGCCGGCGAGGCAATGACCGACAAGAAGCATTACATCGTCCAGCTCGACGCAACTGGCAAGATCGAAGTCGCAGAAGGCGCAACGGACCTCATCGTAGGAGTTTTGCAGGACAACTGCGCAGCTGGCGAACCTGCAACATATGCCTTCGGTGGCACCGTAAAGGTAAAGGCTGGCGGATCGATTGCGATCGGCGCATTTGTCACGTCAGACGGAAACGGCAAAGCAGTTTCCACCACTACAGACGGTGACGTTGTAATCGGCCGCTACGTTGGCACTGCAGCAGCGGCCGACGGTGACTTGATCGAAGTGCAGATGGGTATCCATCGCTTCTTCATTGCTTAATAGGAGATCACTTTAATTCACACAATTTATGACACGAGAATACCAGGGCTATGACCCGCTCCTGACGAAGCTCTCGAAGGGCTATACGAATGAGCAATTGGTCGGCTCCCTCTTGGTTCCTGATTTGCGCGTTGAAAAGGCAACCGGCAAACACTGGATCTTCGACAAGGAAACCTTCCGAGCGGAAAAGACGCTCCGAGGCGTGGGTGCTAACTCGAACGAAGTTACTCACAGCTTGACGACGGGCCTTCCGTATTCCTGCATCGATCACGCACTCAAGGAGTTCGTACCGGATGAGGACGTAGATAATGCAGCAGAAGGCCGCGATCCGATGGCAGATGCGACGTTCAACGTCACTGAAAAGCTCGCGATCAGCAAAGAAATTGAGACTGCGACGTTGCTCCGCAGCACGTCGATCATGACGCAGAACACCACGCTTGCGGGTACCGATCAGTGGTCAAGCACCAGCTCTGACCCGATCGCGGAAATTCGTGAGGCTGCAGCGACTATTCATGCAAACACCTTCAAGAAGGCAAATACCCTTCTTCTTGGTAAGCAGGTTGTCGACAAGCTCATTGATCACCCTGCGATCATCGAGCGCGTTAAGTTCTCGCAGCTCGGCGTACTCAGCACAGACTTGCTCGCTCGCTTCTTCGATGTTGAGCGAGTGATTATCGGCGCAGCCGGTAAGAACACAGCGGTTCAGGGTCAGTCTGATTCGATCTCGTACGTCTGGGGCAAGGATGCAATCCTCGCATACGTTGCGCCGTCAATCGGCCAGCGCATGCTTACCCTCGGATTCACGTACCGCAATAAGGATCGCCGTGTAGAACGCTTGCGAGGTTCTGACGAAGAAGATCGAAAGGGTACCATCATCCGTGTCGGCGACGACAGCTATGACATCCAGCTCATGGCAGCGGAATGCGGGTTCCTCATCAAGGACGCAGTTGCTTAATCGCTAACGTAGCAACCCGGTCTCACGGCCGGGTTGCTACCTCACATATCTATGGAAAAAAATCGAAGTGGCGTACAGCAGCTCGCGCCCGACTACGAGTTCTTCGGCAAGAGCGGCCATGTGCCGGTCAAGCAGGAGGGCATCTTTGCAAAGCGCGTTGCGGTCGCAACATACGACGTTGCGGTGGATGGAGGTGCAGCAGGCACCCACGGCACCGGCGTCTATCTGCCGGATAATTTCGTTGTTGAGCGGGTAATCATCGACGTTGTAACGACGTTTACCGATGGTGACGACGACGATGCGACGATTGCCGTCCAGATTCAGGCAGCGGATGACGTGGTTGCAGCAGCTGCAGTAAGCGCGGCCGGCGACATCTGGGATGCGGGTATTCGCGGCTCAAAGATCGGATTCCCGAACTTTGGTGCAGACGCAGCACATGATAGTGCCGTGGAAGTAGCCGCCCTGTTTGCTGCGAACATGCTTAAGCTCACCGCAGAACGAGAGATCGCTGTCGTTACGGCAGTCGATACGCTCACCGCTGGCAAGATGAACATCTACGTTCAAGGCTTTATCAGCGACTAATCGCAATATCTATGCAGTACATCGTACTCACGAATCTTAAACACAATGGCCAGAAGTACGCTCCAGGTGCGACCGTCGAGCTCGACGAGACCGTTGGTACCCGATTGGTGGAGAGCGGCACCGTCCGAGATCCTCGCGTACCTGTAGTACAGGAGGCGGATGATCTTTCTCGCCGTGTGCACGCAGTTAAGAACGGCGTAGAGCCGAAGGCCAACGCCACCCAGGAAATGGTGGATGTAGGTGGCTCGGATGCCCCAGCGACCGTGGAAGACACTCGCCCAGCAGTCTCTGAAGACATGAAGCGCGAGGACTTGGAAGCAATCGCTATCGAGGAAGGCGCCACCCAGGAAATGGTGGATGCTTGCAAGAACAAGGGCGAAGTCCTCTCGCTGATCGAAGCCGGTCGCAACCCTCAGCCTAAAGATCCGTCCGCGGACCTCTAGTATGAGCAAAGCACTTGTGTATCGATTCGCAGAGGGACTACTGACCGTTGGTGCTCTGTTGGCAGCCTTCGCATTCGCCACTCCGGCACATGCCAACCCGTCCATGTTTACCGCCGGAACAACGACCAAGAGCGCGGCTACCACATCCCCAGCGTTCATGACGCCAGGCACCGGTACCAGCACGCTCATTTATGATGCGCATGCGCAGACGTTTTCTGGCGGGCAGACTTTCAAGACTGATGCAGTCGGTCTGCTCATTCAGTTCACGGCCTCAGGTACTCTGTCGACGTTGAACCTCAATCTTGAGTATTCGCAGGATGGTATCGATTGGTACCGCAACTTTGTCGCCGATCCTTCGCAGTTCGGAACAACGACAATAGCGGCGCGAATCGCAGCACCGTTCTCGACGACGTGGACGTATGCAACCTCGTCACCGCTCGGCGGCGCATCAGCGGCCGACCAGCACCGTGCTACTGCAGCGATGATCATTCCATCGCCATTCCGATATACGCGCCTCGTCTCATCGATCACAGGTGCGAATGGTGCCGTGTGGGCACAGTTCGTTCCGTTCAAGGAGTCTAGGTAACGTATAATCGGGGTAAAGCTCTATGCTCGATCCCGTCACAAATTTCGCAAAGGTTACGGTTTCTACCGGATACAGCGCGGTCGCTACGTCGATCGCGCTGTCTTCGGGTGAAGGTGCCCTACTTCCGCAACCGTCATCGGACGGTGCTTTCAATTTGGTCTGGTTCAATTGGACCGACTACAAAGATCCGAGCGACGACCCGAATAAGGAGATCGTGCGCGTGACTGCGCGCAGCAGCGACACAATCACCGTCACGCGCGCGCAGGAGGGTACGACCGCGAGCACCAAGAACGAGGCTGGCAAAACCTACAAGATGATCTTGGCCGCGACCAAGAAGATGATCGACGACATCGAGGATGCGATAGAGGATACCGGCACGACGGACGAGGCCCCTATTTCGGGCTCAGTAGATGACAGCAACCTCGTTTTCCAGTTCAGCGCACAACCTCGCTACGTCGTCATCAACGGTGCACAGTATCGTCTCGGCTCTACAACGGGCGGCAATCCGGTTTGGACGTGGAGCGCACCAAACGTCACGTTGGCGTTTCCCGTCGGCACAGGAGGCGACATTTACGCGGTGATAGAATAATTCATATGAAATCGATCGATAAGTACATCATTGCTTTCTGCATCGTCGCGCTCATCGCACTAGCCTTTTTGATCCCCGAGCCTACACGCGCGCAGACCCAGGTACCCCAAGGCGGCACGGGCAATACGTCGTTTCCAGCGGGCAATTTTCTATACGGCAATGCAACCGGTAAGCTGCTTTCAACCAGCTCGCCGACCGTCGGCTATCTCACAGCGACGAGCGGCACGAGCACCCTGCCCCGCGTTACAATCGCAACGGCAATCAACCTGCTTGGCGAATACATTACGAACGCTACTACATGGGTCCGAAGCAAGATCGACGCGTACCTTACGGGGGATGAGGGTATCGCCTACTCTTCCGGATCGCTCTCTTTCGATTGCAGCGAGGTAGAGGGAACCGGCATTAACTGCGTTGGAGAAGACATTACCCAGGACGTCACCGGCAATTGGACAGGGACATTCGACGGCCTTGAGGGTTCGTCCTATCTGTCCAATAGCTTTTCGACCACAAGTGCCTCGTATTTCGCCTCTGTCGGACTGTCCTTTTCCACAACGAGCTCGAATGCGTGGTTTGCCACAAAGACCACTGCAGATCTTACGGAAGGCGCGAACCTCTATTACACGGCCGATAGAGACATCCGATTTTCGACCACGAGCGCGTCCTATTTCAGTTCTTTAGGGCTGTCCTTTTCAACCACATCCAACAACTACTGGGAGACGCAACAGACCGCCCGGACGGCGGACGACCTCACCAACAACAGCATCGAGGACCTAAACGATGTGGCAGCGATCACGGAAAACTATGGCGATTTGCTCGGATGGAACGGCTCGACCTGGACAGACTTTGCTACGTCAACATTGTTCAATACGGCAGCGTCGGGCGTAACCGGTTTACTTTCCAGCTCCGATTGGGCCACCTTTAACGCCAAAGAGAGCGCACTCACATTCAACTATCCGCTTTCTCGCAGCGTGAATGCCATTTCGTCAGCGGCAACATCGACCGCTTACGCAAACCTCGCAAGCTCGCTTCTTTTCGTGAATAGTACGGGCGTCGTTACTGCCACGACGTCGCTCGGTCTAAATTACATCCCCTCGTGCGTGCAAATCACGGGTACCGTCGACTTGTGTGACGGCAGTGATGCGTCTGGGGCGGGGGGCAGCTTTGCTACTACGTCCGCGGATTACTGGATCGGAACGTACAACAAGGGCTTCTTCTTCTCCACAACTTCGGCAAATGCCTGGGCGGTTGCAGGAGGGTATCTCACATCGGTTGATATTTCGGACAACACCAATCTCGAGGCCGGTGCAGGCCTCGACCTCGATGGAGATGTCCTTGACTGCCTCACTGCAAGCCCTATCGAGTTTGGTTGTCTCGATCCACTCGATTTCGCGAGCTTCAATAGCCGCCTCTCTACAACAACGCTCGGATTATTCGATAAAGGCTTCTTTTTCAGCACGACCTCGGCAGATGCGTGGGGACTCACAAAGGGCTATCTCACATCTACTTTCACCCACGCCACGGGTACGACGCTTTCACTTTCAATAGCTTCGACGTCTAACCTCTGGATCTCAAACCTACGAAATGGGTTGATTGCTGCAGGGGCTATCGGCAACACGTACGGCCTCGGCACTACGTCCTGCACTATTTCCTCGCCCCTCAGCGGATCACTTACATGTATTGGCTCCGGCTCTATCGGCATTCAGAACGCTGACGCCGACAGCACGACAAAGGGCGCGGCAAGTTTTGCCTCTCCAGACTTCAATGCCGCTTCGGGCAATATCTCAATCGACTACACGAACGGCACGGCCGCCTCGGCCTCCGCCAAAGGATTTCTCACAGCAGCCAACTGGATCACCTTCAATAGCAAAGTTGCGACAGGAACAGCGCCGACCTTGGGACAGCTTGCGTACTGGGGCAACACCTCCGCTAGTCCGTCTCTTTACTCTGTTGCAACCGGCACCGTCACCAGCGCAGGAAACCTAACCTTCAGTTCTTCCGTACGCGCCGTCATTGGTGGTGCCCTGACTATTGCGGTAGACCTTGCGTCGAACTTTGCCTGGACGGGCGTTCACGACTTTGGAGCGGCAGTCATCGAGATGACGAATAGCACCAATCCCACGGTGGACGCGATCGGAGAATTTGCGCTCGACACCACCACCAATCAATTCCTGGTCGCGTCATCTACCAATGCTTCGCACCCTCTAGTGTTCAGTGCGGAATTTGAACGATGCTCTACCCAAATATCAACGTCGTCGCTCGACTATTGGGGAGCATTCGCCGCGGCTGGCACTACGACCATGGACTGGGGAGCACGAAAGAAGGCTGAGATCGTTACGCACGTCAGTTGCTATACCGACGCCGGCACTACCACCATCCGGTACGGCGATGGTACGAACTTTATGAACTACATGCAGTGCGGCTCCGGGACCAACAGTATTTCGAAAACTCTCGGTTCCAACAACTCCTTCACCGCACTTGAAAAGCGCCGAATGGAGGTTGGTACGTTGATTGGCGCTATGAACACCCTTGTCGTCTGCGAAGCAGGTTTGACCACGCGCGACTAATATGAAACGCGAGCTCGCAGCGGGACTCGTAGGACTTACCCTCGGAGCTGGCGGCGTAACCGCCCTACCCAACGACTTCTCCTCACTTGACGAAATTGCCTCTGCGCAGAATGCGCATATGCAACGCACCGGATCGTATTTTCTTTCGACCGACAATAAGAGCCCGCGAAGCGAGCTAGGCAAACATCTTCCTGAAGGCTACCAACTCTACACATACGTTTCTCCGCGAGGAGAAAAGGGTTGGTGGATAGAGTACAGCGACGCCGAAACCTTTTATTCGGTCGGATACGGTGTGCTCGCCGATGAACGTACTTATGCAAAGAAGCTTCCGCTTATCATTGCATCATCCACACCATGAGATTCATCGCGCTACTTCTCATCCTCTTTATGCCCTCTATCGCGGGCGCCGTTACCACAACACCGTTCAACCTAACGAGCGGCTACGCCGTCTACTATTTAGACGGCTCGGCCGGCACCGCACCAAAGCTCGACAACGCGGAGGGCACAGCCGCGCGCGACCTTACGCAGAATGGCTCACCTGCCTCTGTCACGGGCTACACTACGCCTACGACGGACGGTGCGTACGATTTCACCAACACCGCGAACCAAAACCTTGCGCTCAATGACCCCGCCGACTTTCCAACCGGGGCTATGTCGATCGAAATGTGGGTGAATCCAGACGTAGGCGCTCCCGCTGATACCGAAGGTGTAATGACGAAATACAACGGAGGAACCGATAATACCTTCTATATTGCTCGCTCTGGCGAAGACACGTGGATTGCGGGATTCTTTAATGCAGCAGACGCCGAAACCGCGACTGGCTCTTTTACCGTCAACGACAGCGGATGGCACTACGTCGTGCTGACCTTTGAGCCATCGGTCGCACTCCGCGCATACGTTGACGGCGTCAACGTTGCATCAGACCTCACCTCAGTTGCTGCGAGCCTGAAAGATAGCGCTGCAAAATTCATGATCGGCAACTACGACCAAGTGGAAGGCACGGCGGCGAACAATTTTGACGGAAAGATCGACAGCGTGAAGATCTCGAACGTCACGCTCACCGGAACTCAGATCTCCGACTACTACAACGATGTTGTCGCAGGAGGCGCAGCACCACTACCGCCTGGCGCAATCCAAATTGAGTAGTACACTCATTCCATGAGCAACGAGACAATATCGATACAGGAACTGGCGTGTTGCGCCGAAGGCTGCGCAGAACATGCTGGCAATGTCACCGCCGGTCGTCCGTATTGCAATGATCACACACCGTTCGACTAGCACTTCCGGGAAAGTGCTACATTGAAGGCATATGATCTACGGCGCTTCATACGGCAGCGCACCCTATGGCGGCATAACCGGCCAAGCTGTTCTCACGGAAACAACGGTGGTGTCCGGAACACCATCAGCCGTCCTCCGTACCGCATCACAAGCAGCTGTTCTTCGGACGACGCCTGAAGCGGTTGTCCTTCGATCGAGCAAGGCGCCCGAATCTACCTTGCTATAATTGCCGCATATGAAGCGCCTCACAGCACCTACCGAGGACTTTGCAAAAGGTGAGGCCACACGCCTTGCGGCAGACGCCACGGCCGGGTCCAATGTCACCATCACGCTTGAAAGCAACGATGGCCTTTCCAACGCGGCATTTATAGCCATAGGCCACGAGGGGAACGAGCTATGCGAGCTCGCGCAGATCAACCAAGCGATCTCCGGAAATACACAGGTTCGCGTCGCGACCCTCAAATTCAACCACGTAGCTGGCGAGCCGGTCCGCCTCTATCGATACGATAAACGCAAGTTTTACGGCGCCATCTCTGCCAGTGGTAGCTACACCCAGTTGACGGGGGATGGCTCACCTAAGCTGATCGAAGTGGACGACCCCATGGGCACCTCACTGGAATATTCCGGGAGCACGTACACCTACTTCAAGGCCACCTACTACAACTCGCAGACCGATACTGAAACCGACCAGGCCGATGCTGTAGCTGTTGCCGGTGATGAAACCATCCGATACGCGACTATCTACGCTATTCGCAAACACGCAGGCCTTGCTGGCAATCCGCGCTATTCGGATTCACGCCTCGAAGACAAACGGCGCCAGGCGGAAAACGAGATCAAGAGCACCATCGGATCTCTCTACGCGTTGCCCCTCTCATATGTCCCGCCGCTCATCAGTCGCGTATGTGAACTGCTCGCTGCCGGCTATATCGATTACGAAGAGTTTGGATCGGAAGGCCAGGGTACCAAGTGGCTTGGCGAAGCGCGCGGCATTCTCAAAGCGATCAAGGACGGTAAGCAGCTTCTGCTTGACGCTGATGATGCGGAACTCGAGCGGGTGTCCGGTGTCAATCAACTCTCCGGTTATCCGAACGACGTTTGCGAAGATGAGGCGCGCGGGACGATGGATCAGACCTTCTAAGTATGTATGCGCATCTCTTGGACGATCGAGGGAGAAACGCAGCTGAGCCGAAAGCTGATTGGCTTGCGGGACGATTTGCGGGATTTACGCCGCCCGTTTTCGGATTCCGCGGATTACCTCAAAGGAGTGTTCAGCCGGGATGTGTTCCAGACGCAGGGCGCCGCCATTGGCGAAACATGGAAGCGACTTTCCCCTTACACAGTCGCTCAGAAGGCGCGTCAGGGGTATCCAGCGACACCCCTTGTGGGCAGCGGCCGAATGCAGAAAAGCTTTCAAACGATTGTCTCATCCGACCAAGCGGTCATCTACAACGATGCCGCATATTTCAAATACCATCAGTCCAGAGCACCCCGCTCACATCTACCGCGTCGTGTGATGATGAAGATTTATCATCGGCAGCGCGAAGAAGTGGTGCGCTTCTTTTTGCAGTACATACGCGAGGGCATGCGTAAATGATCTATGTACGAAGATCCTATCATCAAAGAATACATTGATTTGCTTAGCGCTAAGGCCGGCGAGATCAAAGAGTTTTACCAGGGCGATCCTATCGCTGTTCCCGCTGTAAACCTTCCATGCTGCATCATCTCTAAACGGGAGACGCTCGCCGGACCTCTCACCAATGCGGAGGACGAGCAATCCATTGCACTCTCGATTACGGTCATAGTTGACGTCCGGAAGGAGATCTCAACCGAGGAAAGTCGATCTACGATCGCTAATGAAGTCGCCAAGCTCTATGACATCTGCGAGGGGCGCAACAGCGATCTCACACTCAAAGAAACCTCCATCCTCAGCATCCTACGTGGCAACCCGCTCGTAAATGAAAGCCGTGGGCTACGGACGGACCTAGGCTCTGTCACGCGCGTGGACTATGGCCAGACCTTGCGCGACCGGGCGGCAGAGGCATGGACGATAGAGGCACGTGTGGACATCGTCGCCTACTTCACACAGGTGAGGTAGAATAACCGTATGAAAGCCGTGAGCAGCCGAAACATTCACTTTCCGTCGCTCAACTTCGGCATGGCTGCAGGCGTACCTATAGAGCTGCCCGGCGATAAGAAATCCCAGGAAGCGATTTTATCAAGCCGACATGTAAAGAAGCTCGCGGAGGCTAAAGCCGCCGCCAAATAACTTATGGCAAAGACGAGCGGCACGCAGACAAACGTAGGCATTGGCATAGAGTCCACCGCAGGCACCGCAGTTGCGCCGACCCACTTTCCAAAGTGGAATGAACTCTCACTACAGGCAGTTGTTGAAAAGGAACTGCTCACATCGCAACGCGGTGTGCGCAATATGTCCTCGGACAGCATGATTCGTCGCCGCTATGGCTCGGGCTCAATAGCACTGGTACCCAACGGCGATATCTTCCCGGTTTTTGCGTACCTCGCTCTTGGAGGAAAAGCCACATCGGGCCCGACCGACGGCACTTACGAACACACCTTCACAGTGAACAACACAAATGCTTCGATGAAGACCGCTACGGTTATCGTCGAAAACGGCGCTATCGAATCGACCCGCTTCGCGAACTGTGTAGTGAACACGCTTGCCCTGGACGTTTCCGACTCGTACGCAAAAATGACCGCCGGCATTCTAGGCGGCTTTCCAGACACAGGGACTGTCACCGAGTCGTTTTCACAGGAGAACGAATACGCCTATCACCAGATGGCAGTTAAGTTCGGCACATCGCTCTCCAATGCTGCTGGCAACAGCGCAACTCCGCTCAAATCTTTCACGCTCAACATCAATAACAATGTGCTGCTGGATGAGGCTTTCTTGTCCGGGAGCAACAGCCCTTCAGCTGGTGCGTTTGCAGCAGGACGCCTTCAGGCAACAGGGTCCTATGCTTTGCATTTCTCGGACACCACAGAGCTCGCGAAGTACCGTGCAAACACCAAGCACGCAGCAATCATCACGTTCACCGGAGCTGTAACGGGTGGCGGATCAACAGCCGAAAGCATCACGATCAAGCTGGGCCGTCTTGTTCTGACCGGCGAACCAATCGAATACAACCTTGATGGCCTGCTCGTACTTAACCAGCAGTTCGAGGTGGAGTTTGAGGCAACTGATAAGGAGATCCAAGTGGTCGTCGTGAACGACACAGCAAGCTACGCATAGTATGGAACGACCTACGCGCACACTAAACACAGCAGCTGGCTTCGTAGTCGTCATGCATACCTACATGACAGGCGGCGAGTTCGAACAGGTCCAAGATATCTTTCTCCGCAAAATGGAAGTAGGCAAAGTCTCTCGAGGAGCGGATGGCGCCGCATCGGCCGAGCTCTCGGGTGTATCGGCTTCAACAGTCACTGAATCAAATCACCTATCGATCAAATTCATGGTCGTGAGTGTAAACGGCAGCACGGACAGAATCCTTGATGCCGTCAAAAACATGCCGGTCGCAGACTACCGCGAGATCATCGCGGCCATTGAGGAAGCGACCGCAGAAGAAAAAAAAAGCTGAACGACGCCTTAGCGAACTACGTCTCCGGAGGGATCACCGGGCCGATGGTTACAGCCGTCATTTGTGAACGCATGGGCTGGGGCTATGAAACCTATCTTGCCCAACCCCTCTGGTTCATCGACCTGCTCATCAAGAAGTACGAAATCGATTCTAAATCTAAACCCTAGCTATGGCACTCTTTGGATCATCGTCGGAACAGGAGCTATCGATTGTTATAAAGGCGCGGGACCAGGCGTCCGCCACGTTCGAAAAGGTAGATGCGTCGCTCAAGAAGATGGGCGGCGGCTTTGCTGCGGCAACCTCGGCATCCACCAAGCTCGCTATAGGAATGGGA